GGCAAATACAAAGCATAGATACGTTTATACTCACCATGTTCACCATAAATCGGGAAAAGACTTTCCAGGTATAACAATTGAAAGCCTACGTTCACCTAGTGGAACTGATTCATGGCATCACAGAAACGGATTTTGTGGAGGAGTTAAAGCTATTGAAGGATATATTCATTCAAAATATAATGGGCAAGTCGCTAGGTTAACACATATTTTTTGAGGTTAATTGCAGTTGGTGTAATCGGGAATGAATACCGACTTGGGTAACAGATTGATTAAGTCAATAGCTATAGGTTCGAATCCTATACTGCAATTTAAAGTGCCTATCATTAATTTGGTAGGTATTTTTTTTGTGCTTACAATAATTTAGTTATATTTGCAGAGTTAAAATTTTTGTTTTGTTTAGGTTTGGATTGATTAAGGAGGTGTAATAGCCTCCTTTTTTTATGCTTGAAAGTACCGTAAACATTGACATCTTAAAAATAAATGAAAAATAATTGTTAAAAAGTATTGTAGATATAAACATTGTACATATATTTGCATATATCAATTAACGAAAAACAAAAATTATGAACGAGACAATTAAAGAACTAGAAACAATCAAAGCCTATTACATTCAGGAGGGCGATTGGGATTCAGCAAATCAAATTACACTAGCAATAGACGTTGCAGAAAACTATTATTTTACAATTAAACAACAAGAAAGATGAGAACAAGAATCGAAGATTTAGAACATCAGTTATACTTATCAAATTTTAGAATCAAAAAGTATAATCGTAACAATGAATTTGAAGCAGCTGAAAGAGAAGAATACGAAAGAATGTTAATACAAACAGAACTTAAAAAACTAAAGAAATGAGAGCAATACTAAAAATAAAAAGTACTATTAAACCTGAAGTACAAAACACATACACTCCTGCTTTGAGTGTGTGCGATGCTAAAAGAAAGCAATTCTTTACAAGCTACAATATTGATTTAATGAATCAAATTAGACAAGCAAGATTATGAAAACAGAAACAAAACTACTTGGAGCAATCGGAATAATGCCAGTACTAGCAGACTTCCTAGAAGACCAGGAGTTCAACCAACAAATGAAGATGGTAGCAAACGATTTAATAGCGTCAATAAGACGGTTTGACAATTACTTCATGCGAGATGCTGATATAGAGCTAATCGACCAACAAATACAAATTCAACTAGCCTTTAGACAATGGCTAAAACAACTAGAAGATGAAAGATAATGAACTTTTAAACGATGTTATATTAAAATACGAAGTAAACACCAAATCACGCAAACGTGAAAAGGTATACGCAAGATTTGTAATATGTAAACATCTAAGAAATAAAGGATGGGGAGTATCTAAAATAGGCGAAGCATTAAATAGAGATCATTCGACTGTTGTTTGGGCGTTGAAACAATTTGAAATTTTAAAAAATGAAATAGATTTTAAATATATTTGCTCAAGTATTTTAAGAGATTTGGAAGAAACAGAAATATCAATAAACAATCCTTTGATTTCAGAGATAGAAGAAAGAATATTGAAGTGCGAAAACTACTTTCAAATGAGGTTATTGCAAGAAGAATTAATAAAAAAGTATAAATAAAATAGTTTAATAAGTTAATAAGTATTATATTTGTAAACAATCTAAAAATAAAACAAGATGAAAAACGAAACATTTGAAGATGCAATTCCAAAACCAAACGGAATTTATTTTAAGCTACATTTAGCTAAACAAGAAATCGGCAAGATTAACAAGTCTGCAGACAATCCTTTCTTTAAATCTAAATACGCTGATTTAAACACTATTCTAGATGTAGTTGAGCCGATACTACATAAATACAATTTACTGTTATTACAGCCTATCGCAAATGGATGTGTGCAAAGTATAGTAATTGACATTGAAACTGGAGAAGAATTTATATCTGAGATTAAATTACCTGAGATTAATGACCCACAGAAATTAGGAGGTTGCATTTCTTACTTTAGACGTTATTCCGTTCAATCTTTGTTATCTTTATCTATGCAAGATGACGATGCTAACGATGTTACTAAACACGTTAATAAGAAACCTACAATGCCACAAGAAAGATTTGAAAAAGCATTAACTGCAATATCTGAAGGCAAGGCTAAAGTTTCAGATTTGAATCAATTTGATTTAACGGATTTACAAAAAGCTGCAATCAAGTTATTATGAGTAAGGTAGTTTTATTCGATGCTGATTCTTTAATCTATCAAGCAATTTATAAAGTAGTAACTTTCGGGGAAATTCGGGAGTTGCTACAAAATGGAGAAAGTAGATTTGCAATAGAAGAAAAGATACTTGCTTTAGGATTTGAACGCTTTGAGAAAATAGCCTTTGATATCTTTAACGAAATTGAAGAGCGTGAACAAATTTTAGAGGTTAAATATTTCTTTACAACGTGTAAAAAGAACTTTAGATACGCAATAGATTCGGAATACAAAGCAAATAGAAAAGGCAAAGGTAACAAGTGGGTTAATAAACTTCGTGCCTATCTTTTAGATTACTTAGATAATTCTTTTGCCAGTGATGAGTATGAAGCTGATGATTTAATCTATTTTAACACGCAATTATTAGATATAAATGATTATATTGTGTGTTCAATTGATAAAGATTTAAAACAAATTGAAGGTTTACATTTTGATTATTATCAAGTAAAGATTAAAGATAGTTTTGGTGACTATATTTTCAATGAATATGGCAAAGAAATTAAAATGCGTAAAGGATTTATTGAAGTAAGTAAATTAGATGCTGAAAATCTTATCTTTGAAATGATGTTAACAGGCGATGTAAGCGATAATATCAAAGGAATATATGGAATAGGTAAGAAGAAAGCTGAAAAGCTGTTAGAAAACAAAAGTACGTTTGGCAAATTTAGAGTATTATGCCAAGAATATAAAAAAGAAAGTACGGAATGGAAGCAACGTATTAAAACAAATGCTTCTTTATTAATATTTAAATAATAAATTATGTCTAGCTTAATTAATTTCAGTATGAAGAACGCACAAGGTAGTTACGATAAGTACACTATGAGTGTAAATGACAAACAAGATGACTATGGTAATAACGCTAGTATCTTTGTTCAACAGTCAAAAGAAGACCGAGAAGCAAAAGTTAAAAAGAACTTTGTAGGTAACGGTAAAGTAGCTTGGACTGATGGCAACATTGTAAAAGCTGAATTTGTAGAAAGAGTAGAATCAAAAACGATTCAATCGACTAGCGAAAAGTTAGGCTCAGGATTACCGTTCTAATACTAATTAGGGGTGTGTTGGAGTTCCAGCAGTAAAGGATAAAAACCTTTCCCCTTTAATTTTTTAGCTATGAAAATAACGATTGAATATGACGATGTAGAAGATGCTAAGTTAGCAATGGAAGCATTTGATTGGAAGGGCACAGTTTTGCATCTTGACCAATTATTAAGGTCAACTACTAAGCACGGTGTGTACAAAAATAGAGATGCTTCAGAGGAAGAACTAGATATGGCCGACTATTTAAGAGAACAAATTAGAGAATTTTTGAACGATAATAACCTAGTGATATGAGTTACTATAAAGTATTTTACACAAGAGAAAATCAACCTGCTTACTGGATTGGTAAAGCTAATAGCAAAGAACACGCAATAGAAAAAGCTGATATCTTACCTAGTTTAGTCTACGATGTATGGATATTAGATGAATGGGAAGATGAATGCGATTCAAGACGAGGAATATTTATTGATAAAGATTTGAATATTAGAAATATTTAATTATATTTGCAAACGTTACGGTCTCAATATAGGTAACGAAAGGAATTTAGTTTAGCCTTTACAATGAAACAACGTGAGACCTTGTGGATTTGTAGAGGCTTTTTTAATTTAATAAATGTATTATGAGAAAACAGTATTATTGTGATTATAAACTTTGGGAGGATTACCAGCATGGGTTTTACAATACTAACATCGACAATGAAGAAGAGTTTATTTTAAAGAGTATTAAACTACTTTCTAATAAAGAAAAATTTAATGAAAAATGTAGATTAGTTCTAGCTAGATGGATTCATTCTTCAAGGGTAAATTTAACAAACGAAGAATTAAATCAAGTAGCTTGGTTAGGTCAAGCAGCTTGTTGTTATCATTCAAATTCACCGAATTATATAACTCGATTAGCATGGAATAGATTAGATATTCAAACACAAAGGATAGCAAACAGAATTGCAAGAAGATGTATTAAAGATTTTAAAATTAAACTATACGAAAATGAGTGTACTCAAAAAAAGATTGAATTCTAACGTTTACGAAGAAACAATTAAAAGAACTGAATTAGTATTTAATGAATTTGAATGTGTTTACTTGTCTTTTTCAGGTGGTAAAGATTCGACAACTATGTTTCACATAACAGCA